GATGTGGTGAGGTGCGTGATCCCGCGCCCCGCAAAGCAGTGTGGGCGGCGGCGGTGAAAGCGGTGGGCGCGGATCATGTCACCGCTGCCATCGTCAAGGGCGCTCAGACGGTGCTAGAGACGGCGCAAGCCACTGGCGGCTACGTTGATACTGGCGACGGCGAAATGACGGCACTTTCCGCCGCGATCTTGCAGGAAACGACGGAACGCGCCGAGCGCCAGCGCCAGCACATCCGCGATGGGCGCAAGCCACCGCTGTACAACGACGTGATGAGCGTGGCGGATGTGGCGCTCGGCGAACTGGCGCGGCGGATCGGGCATGTGATCAGCGAGTCGGTGAGCAAGATCAGAGTGGTGATCTACGAGGTGAACGATGCCGATGCAAAAGCGTAGTTCGATGGGACGCGGGCTTGGTCTTGGTCACACTGGAAATACGAAGTTGCCTCCCATTGTTGAAAGACGAATGCGTTACCCGCTTGCTCTCACACTAGAGCCGGGAACGAAGGCATATATGATGGGGCAATGTTCGATCCTATCCGCGCCGCCATTTGCAGGCGTTGGCTGGCATCTGAGCATTGCACATCCCAATCGCTATCCGACGTGGGATGAAATCGCAAAAGCGTGGTACGAAACGATCCCCGACGCTGATACCCGCCGTGCCTGTATGGTGCTACCGCGCCGCGATGAGTATGTGAATATTCACACCTTCTGCTTTCAGGTACATGAACTACTTGATCAAGCAGATGGACTCCTGCTGCCGCTGGCTGCCATCAAAGGAGTAGAACTTCCATGATCCACCACTGCCCAATCTGCAACCTCGCCGTCGATCCTGAAGTGCAGCGCGGCACAGGCGCGACGCTCGGCTACTGGTGCGCTGAACACGGCTACTGGTCGGCGGCTGAGTTCGATGATGACAACGCGCTAGATGCCATCTTGAGCAACGAAGCGATGGACGATTGGCTAACCGCCCGTGACGAGCCGCTACCCTTCGATGAGTGGGAGGCTGGAGCCGATGCGTGACCTGACCTACCTGCCACCGTTCCGCAACGGCAAGACGTACCGCATCGGCGCGGTCATCGACGGCGTCGAACGGCTGGTGATCCTGCTGCACTACCCCGATCTCGCGGAATGCGCGGCGGCTGAGGCGATGGACTGCCGCACGACGGAGGATGTCTGCGCGTTGAAGATGCGCTACAGCGAACTAGAGTTCTACCGCGAGACGGAGACCAGCTACCACATCGCCAACGGGCGCAAGGGTGGACGGCAGAAGTACACGCGCAAGGAACTGCTACCCAATGGGAATGATACGAGCGTCGAAGGTTAAAAGATACAAACTTGGCAAGTTATAGTCCAGAAAACGGACTGTAGAGGTTTGCGGACACCATGACCATGCGGTACAATAGTGGCACAACTTCAAAAGCGGGTCGCAAAGGTGCTGGAAACACCGATGAGACCCTGACCACAACGCACACAGGAGGTGCAATCGTGGCTAACACCTATTCTGATTCAGATTCCTCGAATCGTCAACTAATCCCATTCCGCTATAGTGACCTAGAAATTCGCGTCGTTCGTGACGACAACGGCGATCCGCTGTTTGTCGCCGCCGATGTCTGTAAGGTATTGGGGATCAGCAATCCCACAGACGCCCTCAGGCGGCTTGACGACGATGAACAAGCCCTAGTTTCAATCGAGGGCATAAGTCAAGGCAACAACAAAGCAAACGTAGTCACCGAATCGGGACTCTACTCGCTCATTCTAGGCAGTCGCAAGCCAGCCGCTAAGGACTTCAAGCGATGGATCACGCACGAGGTCATCCCGTCGATCCGCAAGACTGGTAGCTATGCCGTCAAGCCGATGACGCCCGCCGAAATGCTGCTGTATCAGGCGCAGCGGCTGGTGGAGCAGGAGCGCCGTCTCGCGGATGTGGAAACCGCGTTGACGCGCATCGAAGCACGGCAGACCGCCATTGAGGATGCCAGCGACTTCTTCACGATCCTCGCCTTCGCCCGACTGCACAATGTCCAAATCGACATCAAAACCGCGCAGCGGCTTGGGCGGCTCTGCGGCAAGCTGGCGCGTGAACGCGGGTCGCTGATTTCCGATGTGACCGATCCTCGCTTCGGCACTATCCATACCTACCATCAGGATATCTTGTTCGATGTGTTTGTGGCTGTTGGGCTATTGGATGGTATGCAATGAGCAAAGTAAATATCATCTTTGCCGAAGGGTCGAAATCAGCGGCGCATAATCTTGACGACCTCAGAGAGCGTTGGCAACTAAGACGCGAAGCAGAAGCGCAATTCAACCAAACCGAAGCCCCGATGATCGAAAGGGCTTATGAGATTCCGACAACATTAGAGGGGATTGAGGCTCTTTACGCTGAACAGGTGCGATTGAATCAGCGTGTGCAAGATGAATTGAATTATCTTCGCGCACATAAAGCCGCCAACAGCAGGTCGGCTGGCGACAAGGCTAGGCTTCTGCACAAGGAAACGCTAGGGGCGGAATTTGCATACCGCTGCGCGTTTCTAGCGACCCTGAAGATTGCCCGCAGTCAGATGCATCGAAAGCGCGAAGATGCTGCATTCGGCTCTAATCTTGAGGAGCGGAAGGCAGCGCGGCAAGCGCGAATGGAATACTGGACATCCCACTTGGACGAATACGCCATTGAATTGCAACGTGAACGCGACGATGCGCGGCGCGAGGCGAAGGTCCTTGCCATGCAATTACGCAGCGTCAAGAGTGTTCTGACCAAATGGGAACTTCTCATCAAAGACAGCGGGCGAGTTCCGGGTCCGGACGAGACTATGCTGCGCCAATGCCTGAGCGAGTTGTCCGCAACTCTAATCGAGAATAGGGACTAAAGCCATGTTTCGCATCTTCAATGGTCAGACGCGGGGCTTAGGCGAAAGTCCGCAACTTGAAATCTTCCTGAACATCGGCGTGAAGTTCCGCCAATACCTGCACCATTTCAAAGGCGCTGATCTACACGTCTTTCTCTCCATTCTCCTGCACGCCGATGATCGCGGCTGGTCGAGTCCGTCGCTGAAGCAAATCAAGCAAGAGACAGGTTACGAAAATAGCACGATCTCTGCCTCACTGACGCGCCTCTGCGACACGAAGATCGACGGTAAGCGGCTGCTGTTCGCCATGCAGGAGCGCACTAAGGGGAAGTTCCAGAAAAACGCTTACCTCATCTTCCCTACCGATGAGGAAATAACCCTGCACGGCAAGGAGACACGCAAGCCTCGTGTGTCCAATTCACCGAGTACGGAAAAACCGAACACGGTTGAACCGAATTCGGAAAACCAGAGAGATGGTATTAACCATGCGTGGGAAGAACCAGTAGTGGAAGAAGATAATTCTTTTTCTGACGAAAAAGTATTGCAATCCGCTGACGCGGATGTGCAGAGCGCACCATCGCATCCGCAAAGTTCAGATGGTCAGCAAAGTGCAGAAAATGCACAGACCGATTCCGTTGAGACGACCAGCACTCAAGGGGAGCGCATTCCAGACCCTCTCCAAAGTTCCGCTAAAGGTTCTCCCGTGTCGAATGACGATGAGCGACTTTACAAGGAATGGCTTGCGGCGCATGGAGCTAACGATGACTTTGAGGATTGGGTGTACGCAGGTGCAGAGCCAATACGCCATCTTGTGAAAAAGGGTGCATCGAAGCCTAAGCCCATTTGCGGCGCATCGTGGCGAAATGGAAATCCTGTTGGAAGTACCATCGGCTTTCGGCGTTATCCATTGTGTGAGACGTGCGAAGCAATCGCGCTGAAGCCGCCGCCGCCACGACCAGCGCAGCCTCACATCGGCGTCATCGAAGCGTTCCTAGAGCCGTTCCTCAAGGAATTGCCAGCCGACTTCAAGATCGGCAGTTGCGCCCGCGTTGGCATGGATTTGGTGAAGGCTGGCGTAACCATCGACACGATGCGCGACGCGGGGCTGTTGTACCGCGCTTGGTACGATGCGATCCCAAGTCGCACTGGCGTGAGTTGGAGCGTGGCGGCGATCTCCTCAGCGACTAGCTTTGCGCGGCACATGGCAGCCGATCCGCTGATCACGCCTGAATACGTGACCAAGTACGTAGCGCACATCTATCAGGATGAGTGGTGGCATGACAAGCTGCTGACCTTCAAGAAGGTCTACGAAAACATCGGTGTGTGGCTGCATTATGGCGAATCACCGCGCAAACCCGCAACCGCGCCCGCTATCGAGATGGATGAGAACGGAATGCCAATCGGCTACCGCGAGATGCAAGAGGCGCGGCGCAGGGCTGATGCAATTGTCGCTGAAAAGCGTCGGAACGGAGAATTGCGATGACCGCGATCACTCGTGAGCAAGCGCAAAGCTACCAAGATCAGGTGTGGATGCAGCAGGAAACGCAAGGCGGTTGCATCGACGGATCACTGTGCGGCGGCATGGGCAGTGTCACGCTGGACTTGCACTACACGCATCCTGCATTCGGACGTTCGTTCACTTGCATCTGCCAGCGCCAGCAAGTGCAACTGAAGCGGTGGGGCGCAACGCATATCCCTGCGCGCTACCAGAATTGCAGCTTGGAATGGTTCGACGCGCAATCGCTCGCGCAGAGGCAGGGCAAGATCGACGGACGCGCATGGGCGCAGCGCATGGTCAACGGCGAGATGGGCGATAAGCAGGGACTTGCACTAGTGGGCACGTTCGGCGCTGGCAAGTCGGGCTTGATGGCGTGCATTGCGCTGGCGTGGATGCAACGCGGCGTGCAGGTGCTGTGGACAGATGCAAACGAGATGATCGACGCAATCCTGAGGGTCTACGAGATGGATCGGCATCCCGAACTGTTCAAGGACCTGCCGCAGGGCGAACGCTTCACCGTTTCACAGATCGTGGAAAGCGCACAGCGGGCGGAACTGCTGTGTCTCGATGACTTGGGCGATGTGAATGCAACGAAGGATGTCACGGATCACACACGCAGCAAAATCTACGACGTGATCCGCTACCGCCATGCCAATATGCTGCCGACAGTGATCACCTCCAATGCGGCGAACTACAACGGCTTGGAGCAGATGTGGGGCGGACGCATTGCGGAGAAGATCAGCGAGTCGTGCGAGGTGGTGGTGATGGGCGGGATCAGCTTCAGAACGGGGATGAAACGATGATCACCATCCTGCAACTTGAGATGCGCGGTCAGCTAGCCGATCTCCGCCGCTGGTTGCAGCAGACTGCACGAGTGGAAGCGCACGGGGACTACTCGAATGCAGATTATGCATTCAAGGTGGTGCTAGAGTGCTACTTCGGACACGGCACGGTTCTTGGCAGGGGCTTACGCCGATGGGCGTGGGCGGAGTTCAAGCGGGCGTGGTTGAGTGTGGCGTGTGAGGCGGATAAGACGGGGAAGCTGTGAAAGTTGGATCGGTCAAGCTAATTTCCAATATCAGAAGGGTTAGGTGAAGCATGGTCAAGCAAGGTCTCTTTAACAAGTACACCGTCACTAAAACTGACGGTTCACCAGTCGATCCAGATGCACAGTATTTCGTTCTGAGGATTGACACAGACTATGCAGCGCGTGTTGCTGTCCTAGCATATGCGAACTCGATTCAAGTGGATAACCCGCAGTTTGCAGAGCAATTGCGACGATGGGTTATTGAATACCATCCGCGCAAGCTAACAGAGAAGTGAGGGGATCATGCGGAAACTGAATGACATAACAGTCTACGACGAACAAAAGAAATTCGTCGGCAGATTCATTAAAACACCAAAAACTGACTGGATTCAGGTAGTTGGAGTAGTCGAAGAAACAGACGAGGAAGAAGAGTTCATCGCGCGTGATGGCATGTTGTTTTGTGGTGCTTGCGGCATCCTAGCACAACCGGGTAATGAGGATTTTGACTGGTGTGATCATCGTAACGGGTATGGATGCCCGTACATGAGCGAAGCTGACTTTGAGATCGAAGATGATCTCGACTACTAACGATAACGCTCCTTATGTCTAAACATCTAACGAGGTGATGTATGTACCTTATCGACCAACCCGATCAACATTCCCGACTGAGAACCATCACTGCATGTGTGCGGCAAAACGCACTTGACGCGCACACAGATCAGTATCCCGACTCTCCAGATTGGGATCATGCGACGGGATTAGCCGCTTCATTGGAAAGGAAATGGAACGATGACGGCACTCCTAAATACACGTTGATTCAGCTATTCCAGCGGCTTGACAACGCCCGCGACTGGACCTCTTGGGGTGACGACCATGCTGATCACGAACAAGGAGGCATTGAGGCGGGCTTAAGCATCCTCATAGATATATGTATGGGTGTCTGTCGTGAGTGCGGCGAACCGCTTGATTTGGAATCGTCAGTTAACCATCAAGGCTACTACTTCAACTGTGATCACTGCCAGCAGCAGGAATTCGAGAGCGGCGAATGGATTGAGCAACACCGCGACGATCCTGTAGATGAATACTAGCCCAATTCCGATAAGCATTATTACTAGACAGAGAGGATGTGATGCATGAAATTTCGACTTGCGCCCGCCCTCGTGCGGGAACTGTTCATCGTTGCAATTGGCGTCGCGGCGTTTTCGCATTCGATGTGGAGCTACGCTGCGTTTCTAGGCGGACAGCAACCCGATCCATTGCAGGGCGGCTTGCATATCTTGCATTACATCGGCTGGCTGTTGCCCGGTGCATTGCTGGCGTTTGCAACAGATGTCGGCATGATCGCAGTCTCTGTGGAGTTGCGAGGCGGAGATCGCACCACTGGCAAGTATGCAGCGTTCGGATTGCTGGCGGTGGTCACATATCTGCTGCAATGGCTGTATTCGGTACATCACATCGAAGCAATACCGCTGGGTACTGGCGTACCAGAGCATTTGCGCGGCTTGGCGGAAACGGTATCGACATTCCTGACGGTGTGGTTGCTGCCCGGTGCATTGCCGCTAACTGCGATTGCCTACACTTTCTCGCATCCACGAGACGTAAAGGTGAGTGAGGTAGCGGTGCAGGAAAAGCGCAAAGTTGCACCAACTCCGCCGTCTGCAATCACAGTGGATCGACCATTGCCTGCGGTAGTGCCGACTGCGACAGTGATCCCACTGCAAGCTGAGGGTAAAGTGCAAAAGTTGCACACGGCGACGTGCGCTTGCGGCTGGTCGAAGGATGGCTACGCATCGGAACGGGCAGCGCAGAATGCGTTGACGGCGCATCGGCGCAGATGCAAAGTAGCAGCATAAGGGGACGATGATGACCGAAACTGAACTACGTGAAATTGAGGAGCGACTAAACGCTTTTCACGAAAAGGTGTATTCAGGCGATCTATCAGCACTAGCAGCCGCTGATCGCGCGGGTGCAGCGCAAGCCGATATTCGCGCCCTCATCGCAGAAGTGCGACGGTTGCGCGAGGTGTCGACGTGGCAAGATGCGCCGGATGCGTCGGGGTGGTGGTGGTTCAACGGACTAGTCAAGATAGCGCAACACAAAGACCCTGAACTGGTAATCCTGAAAGTGACCTATCGAGATAGCGATCACTATGATGAGCCAGTATTGGTCGCACGTTATGACGGTAGCACGCTTTATACCACTGGATCGCGCAATGCGTTCTACGGCAAGTGGCAACGCGTCCGCAAGCCAGATACAGCGGAGGAATTACATGGTGGCAATGACGGTGGCACTCAAAGCGCACCCGATTCGTCGAACGCGACGTGACGACATCCTCGACTGGATCATCGCCTTCGTAGAGCAGGAGCATCGTCAGCCGTCATATCGGGAAATAGGCGAAGACTTCGGCATCAATCACAAGACGGTGGAGGCGCACGTCAATAAGCTGCTTGCTGAGGGGCGCATGACGCGCACCAAGCGAGGCAGCCGGAAGGTCAGAGGCGCACGCTACATCCCGCCGGATGAGGATTAAGTCGACCACGAGTGATTGATAAGACCCACTGGGTCTCATTTTGCTTGCGCTCTGCCCCAATATTTAGGGGTTAGAAAACGAATTCTGTAAATAATCAAATTGGGGTATTGACATAATCCACATTCGGATTTATAGTAGTGTCATAGTTCAGACGCAAGCAGAAATGAGGATACGCAAATGACCAAGATTACTTCCAAGACCACCATCAAGAGCATCGCAGAAGACGTTGAGTTCCAATTCGGGATTACCGACACAGCAGAGTTGAAGCGCATCGCCCGCGCGGTGAAGGCTGCTCACAAGTCCGGTACGCTGCTGTGGACAGATGCGAAGCTGGTCACGACTGACCGCAACGCTCTCAATCTCCGCGCTGTCGTCAACAACTAATCTATCGCCAACAGCTAATTCAGGACTCAATCGGGGTCGCGCATCGTTCACGCGAAATAAGGAGCAAGATCATGAATGCAAACCAACTCTCAATTCAAGCCGCAAAGTTCGCCCGTCAGCTAGGTACATTCGCGTGCCCAGCAGAGGGACACGTGTACGCGGGTCCCGACCAGGGCGCTGTCCCTGTCTCCGGTATCCTCGCCTATGCGTACGAGGACGAGGGAAAAGTGTGCGTCCGCGCCTATCGCGGCCATCTAGGCAGCGAGGACGATGGCAAAGTGATGCGCCTCTACGCCGTCGGAAAATCTGGCGATGCGTTTACAAATTTCGGAGCACGAGATGATTGCGGAATCGTGCCAGCCGAAATTGCAGAGAAGATTCGGGCATTCAATGCCGCGCAATCCTGACCACAAGAGAAGGCAAGATCATGGCTAACGAAGTGCTGCTCAAAGAACTTCACCGCGAATACATGACCAACCGCAATCGCTTCCAAGAGCGAGAGCGACGTGCGTACAATCGCGGGATCGACAGCGCTGCGATGTTAATTACACGGATCGAGTGCGTGCAAGATTGCATCGTCGCTATCGAATCGCGTCACCGCATCTGGGGCACAGTCAAATATGATGCGGATCGCATCGTAGACATGGTGAAACGCTACGACTGGACAGTGCTCAGCGCATATGCAATTGCGTGCGACCTGATCATCAGAGCGTTGGAGAATCAGCCGTGATCACCATCACCATCGATAACGCACTATTTGAAGTCTACGCGGATCGCGTGCTCTGGGACCCCGCTGGTGAGTTCACCGATGCTCCCGCAGAGTACGCGAAATTGGCGCGGGCATTAGTGCTCTGCGACTACGAAGCCCGCGGCGAACATACCTACGTCGCGGGCTGCAAGCTGCTGGTTAGCACGCAGACCGGAATCCGCCTCAACGCTAAATCCGGCTTCCCGCGCTGGCTTCGGGCGAAAACGGTGATGACCGGATCGCTTGAAGGTGAGAAGGTGATCTCGGTGCTCGAATTCGACGATCCGCTGGATCGCGTCATCACCGCGACGGAAGCGGATCAGCGCTTCGACTTGGCTGAAACATCAGCGAAGCAGGCAGCGCAAAAGAGGTGGATACACGCTCGAAAAGCACGCGGTACGTGGCTAATCAGCGCGGATGCAGCAAAGGAAAAATGGGGATGAAGGATAAAACACTCGATAAGCTGATCGCAGCGACGATCAGCATCTTGCGACAGCGTGGACAAGCGCTGATCCCCGACGACGCGCAAATCAGCGACGCGATGTACACCGCAGCAGCGCAGAATCTGACGCTGGTACTCAAAGCTGCTGCTGTTGGTGCAGCCGGGACAGACACATTCGCCAAGTTCGTGCGCGGATTGCTGGCGCAGGCGAATTAGCCCCCACCCCACAACTGACGGCTCCCACATTGGGGGCTGTTGCGCGGAAACTTGACGCCCTATCATCCCCGATAGGGCGTTTCTGATTCCCGTGAGCCGCGACCCTCCCAAACTTCTGTCGTCTGACTCCTTATGGCTTACGCTTGTTCACGGGTGATCGGTGCTAAAGCTGCGACGCACGGGGATCAGCCGCCCGGATCGACCTGATGCAATGGCGGACTAATTGTGACAGCAGAAGCGGTTATCGGGCTACTGGCGTTGCTCATTGGCGGAAGCATCGGCAATGTGATCCTCACGTTGCGGAATGGCAGTAAGCAGCGCGAAGAGGCAAAAGCTACCCGTCAGGCGACCATCGCCGCGACCAACGATCAGACGACCAAGATCGTGGATGCGTTTTCTGCACAGCAAAACACCACCAAAGAACTAATGCAGATGGTCATCGCCTCGCGCGATAGCACCATTAAGGACATTCGAGACGATCTCAAGATTGCCCAACAGGACATCGCCAACTTCAAAGCGTTATCCGAGACGCAAGCGGCGGAGATCGAAAAACAGCGCAAGGAAATCGGCACGCTGAACGCCAGTCTCGCGGCATTGCAGCAGAAGCAGCAGCAGCAGGCGGCGGAATCGCAGAAGCTGATCAACCATCTCAACGAGACCATCAAAGCGAAGGACGACCAGATCGCACGACTGACCGCGCAACTCAGCGAAGCGCAGACCGAATTGCAGAGCAAACTAGCAGACATGGCGAAATTACAGCAACAGGTCGATGAATTGAAGCAGAGCATGGCGGACTTGCAGCGCCAGATCGATGAACTGCGCTCGTCTCTTGCAGAGAAGGATCGGCAGATCGAACAACTGCGGCAGGAACGTGATGAGGCAATCCAACGCGCCGCCCGTGCCGAGCGTGAGCGTGACGAAGCGAAGGCGCTGGCGGAAGAATGGCGTCAGCGCGCTACCGATAAGCTGCCGGAGTTGACGGGTGAGCAGGCGGCGAAGTTGGATGAACCTGCGGTAGTGCCTGATCAGGGGATTACTAATTAATCATGCGCCCGCGTGTGTACTCCGACGAAAAGATCATCGCCGCGTTGACAGATGCAAACGGAATGATTTACCGCGCCGCTAAGCGCCTCAAATGCAACGCCCGCACTATCTACGAACGTGCCGAAATCTCTCCTGCGGTAAAAGCCGCAGTGAAAACTAACCGCGAGAAATTTGTTGATGCGGCGGAAGCCGGACTCGTGGAAGCGGTAGAGCGCGGCGAGGGGTGGGCGGTGGCGTTGGTGCTGAAGACTCTCGGCAAGGATCGTGGTTACGTTGAACGTCAGGAACTAGCTGGCGACAAAGACAATCCCCTCGAAGTAAACACGCGCGTCGATCTATCGGGACTGACGGATGACCAGCTTAAGCTACTCGCCAGCAGTCTCAAGGACTGAATTCCGCGCCGAAGTGCAGCGTGAGCAGGCGCGGCGTTCGCTGCTTGCCTTCACCCGACACACCATGCCTGATTATCAGGTGAACTGGCATCACGAGCGCCTCGCTGCCGTGCTGGACAAATTCGCGCGCGGCGAAATCCGGCGTCTGATCGTGCAGATGCCGCCACGACACGGCAAGAGCGAACTGGTGAGCCGACGGCTGCCCGCGTTCCTGCTTGGTCGCAATCCCGATGCGCGGGTGATCATCGCCAGCTACGGCGCTGACCTCGCTAATGCCATGAGCCGCGACGTGCAGCAGATCATCGGGAGCGATGCCTACCGCGAATTATTCCCGTTCACGGAGCTACCAGCGAAGGGCAGTCGGCAGAAGGCGACGGAGAGCGTGTTTGACATCGCTTTTCGGCGCGGCGGACTGCGGGCAACAGGCGTCGGTGGTGGCATTACGGGCATGGGCGGCACATTCATCATCGTGGACGACCCGATCAAAGACCGCGCAGACGCGGAGAGCGAGACGATCCGCGAGACGGTGTTCAGATGGTTCACTTCCACGCTGTACACGCGACAAGAGAAGGACGCGGGCATTCTGATCACCATGACACGCTGGCACTTGGACGATCTGGTAGGTCGCTTGCTGCGTCGGCAAAGTGAACCGGATGCGGACCAGTGGACGGTGATTAGCTTCCCGGCGCTGTTGGAACGCGAGGAAGATCGCAACGACGGCGATCCGCGCGAGGTGGGCGAACCGCTGTGGGCGGGCAAATTCGACAGGACGGCGCTGCGCTCCATTCGTGCGAACGGTGAGTATGACTGGAACGCGCTGTACCAGCAAACGCCTCAACCCTCCTCTGGCGGCTTGTTCAAACGTGAGAAGTTCCAGATCATCGACCAGGAACCAGCCGATCTCAAGCGCGTGGTGCGCTTCTGGGACCTGGCGATGAGCAGCAAAACCAGCGCCGATTTCACCGTCGGCGTGAAGATGGGCATCACCGCGACGGGGCAATTGGTGATCCTCGATGTGGCGCGGTTCCAGCGTGAATGGGATGAGGTGGAGCCGGAAGTGGCAATGACGGCAGTACGTGACGAGCGCGGCGTGCATGTCGGCGTCGAAAAGGTGGCATTCATGAGCCGTGCCGTCGGCAAATTGGCGGCGCGTCCTGAACTACATAGCTTCGTCATTCGCGGCGTGGAGCCGGACAAAGACAAAGTGACGCGGGCGCTGCCCTTCGCCGCGCGGGTGGGCGAGGGCATGGTCAGCGTGCTACGGCGCAGTTGGACCGACGCGCTGCTCGATGAGCTGTGCGCCTTCCCGATGGGCAAGCATGATGACATCGTAGATGCCTGCTCCGGCGCGTACACGATGCTGGATACGCACGTTGAGACGAAA